ACAAGATATGGTTCCTCACTTTGTCTATCTAGGATAATACGTTTACGATCCAAGCGGACCATAAGTTCGTTTAATTTATCTTTTAGGCGTTGGATTATCATAATCATCTTTAACTAGGTTATAAACAGTTTCCAGTTGTGTTAGTGCTCGGTCTAGACTGGGATATTGCTTACGCATACTTTGTACTCTAAACCATTCTGGCCAGTTATCCTTAAAGGGAACAGGGTTCCAAGAATGGGTACTAATCCAAGTACTAGGATCAATAGCACCAATCTGTCCCGTAGTTAACGTAGCAATTTGATCAGTGCTAAGAGTGGGCCATATATAGTTACTGGTAGTACCGCCAGTTCCAGTCAATGTAATAGTATCTGAGCCAGAACTATTCATTGTATAATAACTACTAAGATCAATAGTTTTTATATCATCTAAACTGATTGTGAAACTATTATCTTGTGTAGTGTCAGTTGAGGTTATCGTAAAGTCCTTGGGCTGTGAAGAATCGTTCATTGAGGCTCTCCTTTTGTTGTTGTATTAGTTTTAGCCGCGTATCGTAATTATCCATATGTTGGATTATGGTATAACAAAGTTTATGTCTATGTACAGTGTATCTTTCCCAATCTTCAGTCATTTCAGTAGCATATTTGAAGTTTTCAAAATACATTTCTTTATAACTTAATCGATCTGGGACCATGGGAATAGCATCAAGTACGCAGCCTTCATAACAACTAATACCCAATGTTTCCTGTAAGTTTGCCGAAAATACTATTTTAGCCTCGGCCAATAGTTTATGATATTCTTGTTTGGTCAAGTTTTGTTCTTGACAAACAACAAATTCATATTGAGGCAAGTGCGTAGCCAAGTCTTTAAATATTTCAACCTGTTTTTCTGGTGCTATACGATGTGGGAATAATATAAGGTCACGCTTTGCTGTACCCTTGTATGGAGCCAATATAGCGTCCATATATTCCATGGGCCAACCACATCTTGTGATTTTAGGATACTTACCTGCTAATACTTCGTGTATATCCTCTTCAAACCATGGATTTTCTGTTTCCATCCCATTATTAAGAAGATTACGCATAAATATTTCAATATGAAAGTTTGTGGCAAAGTAGTTATGGTCGATAGCGAAAAAGAAACTCTTTTCAGCGTGTCTTACCCACGGAGCATCTCCAATCAGCCTACCTAAAAAGTCCTGTGGATCATAACTACCGGCGTGCCAAAGTGCGTGAATTTTTACAGGAATCTGTAATAGTTCACTCATATATTTGAGATTGATTATGCCCGGATGCCAAGCATCAGTAAAAATAAAATGGTCGCCAGATGAGATGCGTCCCTCGCAAAATAATCTACTGATCTGTTCAACCTGTCTAGACTTATAGATATTAGTACCACCAAAGTTAAGAAAGGCACCAGGAGTAGTGGCTCGAGGAATATCTTCCGGACCAGAAATAACTTCAACTTCATGTCCTAGATTCCTTAGTTTTTCAGGAACGTGCCATTTCCACTCGACGGTATATCGAGTGGAAACACTTTCCAAATCAATGAGAAAGATTCGGCTCATTACGCTTTTTTCCACTACGCACGTAGTTGGTTTGGCGACGAGGCTTCTTACTGTTCAAGTAAGCACTGTATGTTGGGCTGCTCTTACGATACAGATCAGCCTCATTAAAAGGTGCTAGTTCCCAACGACACCAATCATGATATGCCTCAAGATCGTCAAAGATTTTTGATACCTCTGGCTTCATTGCTAGGTATTTGTTAAGCCAACTTGCTGCCATTTTTACATTCCCTTAAAAAATTAAAATTTAATAAAACAACCATTTTCTCCATCTTCACTTACTTCGATCCAAATCTCTCGATTAGGATACCTATCCGTGATCACAGCGTGGAGATCTTCTGCGATCATTTCACAGGATTTGAAATTCAATTCAAGTGTGCCTTGATATAACTTTTCCAGCCAACGCTTGAATTGTATAAACTCAATGTCCCTATCATCATGGAACACTTCAATATATACTTGGAAGTGGAAGATATGACGATGAGGAGTAGCCAAAAAACTGACGTCATACTCATCACCAGTCTTAAGTTTGGGGTCTGTTGCTGCTGCCGGGTACATATGAATACCTTCTTTTCTAAAGGTTACCCAGATCATTTTTTTAGGTCTGACGTCTTGCTTGATAATCATTTAAGTCCTTGAATAAGTAGGTCAATTTCAGTTTCGTTTAAGAACAAGTTGTAGGTACTAACATTAGTAACTTTGCCTTCTTTGATTGTTTCTTGTGCGAATTCAATAGTATACAGGCTTTTAGGATTATCACACTGCTTTTTGGTAACTCTAATCCTATAATCTACCATATTTTTAATAATGAATTGATTCATAATGGGATATCTCCTTCATATTCACGCCAATCAGTGTAGGCACTGCGACGTTTTAGGTTGTGTAAGTAATGACACCATACACCAGGGTTGCTATGACCCCAAGTAGTGTCGTCGATTTTTAGTACAGCATTATAGTTATACAGACTAATATAGGGAAGTTTTACACTGATCATTGGAATAAAGTTATCACTTTCGCACCAACCTTGTTCGTGTATAGTGTCAGCGTATTTTGCGTCAAAGTCTAAAGTGACCCAATAGCCTAGTTCTAACAAACCCATAACCATATTGTCCCAAGCCTGCCAATCTCCATAAGTTTCTGGGCGAAAACTTTGACTTGTGCCAAGATAGATATGTTTTAGGTTGTATACCTTACTGGCAATCTCATCAACAGGTTTAACGCCAACTACGAATAATGTGCGTTCTCCCTTCATAGGAGTGTGTTCTACTTCAGTTCCAATAAAATAGTCTACGTCTTGTCTACCTTGTGTGTCTATTGCCATACAATATAACCTCTGCTATAGTTTTCTGGTCTGTTTAATCCATCGGCAAATGCTTGTTGCCACTCTGTGTCTCTATTATACGCACGAGTCCAGAATTTGTCAACTTCTAAACTATCTTCGTCTATCCATTTAGCAGCATATTCCATAGAGTTATGAAATGTTGGACTACGTGGGCTTGGGCGTACAGTCATCACACTTCGCCAAAGTAAATCTTCTTCTTGTTTCTTGCTTACTGGTTTGGCCACACAGTTAACCAATATGCCATTATTGGCTATGGGATATAAGTCATCACCCTTAAGATCAATAACTACATCGTATTCACCCTCGTATACGCTTTTTAGGTCTTTTCCAAATAGTTCTTTGTTATGTGATCCTAATACAGTTATATCAAAACTAAAGTTATTGATTTTTAGTGTACGATATGCCACGCTGGCTAAAAAACCAGTGCCATTAAGTAGTAGCCTACCACCATCCTTACGTTTGAGGCAGTAGTAAAATTGGTTAATAGCGTTGATGCCACAGGCTACTGGTTCAAGTATATAGCGGGGATGAGCCTCTGGGACCTTAACATACTCTCGTGCTCGGACGTTATAGAAATCGGCGAAAGCAGGTTCGCCACGAGTAGCAACAATATCACCAATCTGAACATCATATACCATTTTTCCTACTTCAATAACTTCGCCTAAACCTTCGTGTCCCTGCATATTAGCGGGTAAAGGACCAAACTCACCAATCATCATATCAATGTCACTACGACAAACACCAGTCATAATATTTTTAACACGTATACTTGTAGTGCTCATTTCGGGCATAACGTAGCTAGTCTCATAAAAACTGCCCTTGCCCAAGGTCATCAATAATCTATTCATAGTTTTTCCACCTTTGTGTGTATCCAACTGTCTTGATGGAACTGATCGTCCCAAAATTCTTGGTCGTCTATTTTTTGTATAGCAGTTTCGATCATACGCTTGTAGGCACTCTCTGGACATAGCCCTAATGGTTTAACGTATTTGTGCCCTGTGTACAGTTCAAATTCTACACCAATATTATCTTCTTGTAGACTACGCCAATCTGCTGTAATAGTCCACATGGTTTCTTGGCCTAAAAAGCCTAACCTACAATAGTCATCTACATTGTAGACACCGTTAGGATTTACTGTGCCATAATCTGTAGCAGTTAGATCGGGTAATGTCCAATTCTGTTTAACTATTTTACGAGTACGATCTGCTTGATCATACCAAGGATCCATAGCAATCCATAAACTAAGTAAGTGTGGAACTAGGTCACGACTAACTCCACCAAATGCTAGTTCTTTGTTAGTAAACCAACTACCAGGATTAGGCACACGATCACGATTAATCCAGTTTAAGTTTACAATAACACTGGCATTGGCCAAATCCTTAAACTCTTGAATATCATCTCTATATTGATTATTCTTAACCATCATTATTCTAGTGTCAGGATGTGCTTCAATCAGCAAGTCCCAAGCACTGGCAGTGGCTAATCCAGGCTTTTCAATAAACAGAATACGTGCCTTATCCACTACTTCCAGTGCTATAGTACCGTGTGTGTAGTTTGGAGTACAGATATGTACAGTATCGAATTTGTCCATCTGTTCCAATGCTTGTGGAAGTAGGGTGTAGTCAGCCAATCGTTTAGGATCCTGATCCACAGTGATAACATCGTGACCTAATTCTTCTAGGACATTCTTATATAGTTGTCCTATGCCCATACCAATAACTAGACTAGTTTTGTTCATTTTTGCTTAGTTCGTATTTTTTAAACATTCGTGTTACAGGTTCCATTTCCTTAGCAAACTCTTCGGGTATTCTTTCACATATCAAGTCCAAATGATAATCGCTTGGGAAATGTCTAAGCAAACTTAGAGCCTCCTTTCTAACTGCTCGTGGAACTCTAGGACTCAACCTAGGGCTACATAATTGAACAAGGAAATATTTGGTTGCCATTAGGCTACGATATCTTTCATCAGGTAATGTCATCTTCAGTTTCCAATTCAAGTTCTTCTAAACGATCAATTTGGGTGTCGGTAAATTCTTCCTCATCTAATTCTACACTATCTTCCTCTATGATGTCAAATAATTCGTTAAATTTAGATTTGGCACTTGTTGCTCTTTTACCACTAGCCCCTCTTGTACCTATAACTTGTTCATAAAAGAAACCAAAATCATCGACTAATGAATCAGCTACCCCTCTGTTACTAGTTGAAAAAATAGCATCAACCACATCACGAAAGTATATACGATCGATTTTTTCTTTAACTAACATAGCTGGACATACTCCTGCGTCATATTGACGATTAGCTTCCTGTACAGCATTGATATGATGCCATATATTATGGGCCATCATGATACCATAGCTAAAACTGTCCCAACTTGTTTTATTGCTTTTACCAAATTTGTTAACATCATTTGGTCCATAGATACAAATGTCCTTTACTTGAATTTGATCCATGATAGGACTATTTTCGAAACATGGTAATATCCCATCTGCTACTACTGCGTCACGATATAACCTAGTATCATTTTTGTATTTTTTATGATCTAATCCGGCACTCATTCTGTAGGTCCATTTTGTTCGATCTACAGTTTCAGTTTGATAATATATTTGACCATTAGCAGTAGCTAAAAATGGACTAGCACAATCATAACTAATAGTAAAATTAGGGTTATGATATTTTCTTACAGTACGTTGAATATCGGTTAAAAGTACAGCCCACTCTAATTTACTAGTTCCTAAAAAGTGCATCCAATCTTGGTATCCAGGTTCTAGTAAGTTATCAAACCTAAGATCAACAAGTCTTTTTAGTACAAGATGAATGTCACACATATTTTGACCACCCATGGCCCATCCGTTAAAATGTTCATTGGGGTACTGTTTAGGATCACTATATTTTTTCATTTCGTTATACCATCGTTTGGCTTCCCCATGATCTTCACCTTGTAATACGTTGAGAAATTTACAATTACCATTACGATTACGTATGAAGTATTCGTTATTAATATGTGTGCCTGCTACAGCATCATCGAAGTCTTCAATTTTAGTTTTTTGTACAGCATCGTCAAAATTACCAATCCAACTAGGAATGTCTAACACCATACCATAGTCCATTAGTGTATCCATCCATTCTAATACTTGCCTACGTTTTTTGCTAGCTTTTGGACAGTTAGGATCTTTCCAGTTACCCTCCCATTTTCCCTTGCCAATCTGGAATCCTCCACTATCGCCAAGTACCCAACTATTTGAGCGATTACGATTTCTAAACATATCTTCACGCCAACTTACTTTAGTTAAGTCAAGATTAGCGTGTCCAGCACTGTACAAACACCATTCATAATAAAATTGACCTTTCACAGGATCAAGAAAGTTTAAACTTTCCATACCGTTAGCAAAACTAGATGGAATTCTTGCGGGATCCACATAATTAAAATAACGCTGTTTACCTATAAAGGTAGCGTAAAAGGTGCTAGTTGCCGGTAAAAATTTAGCATAATCTAGTTGGGTACTGGAGAGATCACGGTTCATTTATTTTCTTCTTTTAGGTAATCTATGTGCTGCATACATAGTACAAGTTTGACCTGTGTGGGATCAATTGAACTAGCCTTTTCTACACTTAAATGGACCAACACATTATTATTATGAAGATCCTTTAAGACATTATTCAAATTTTGTATAGTAGACTTTAGGTCTTGTACTCTACTTTGTATTTCTGGGTTCATTTTGTTTGAGCTGGAAGGATATAGTTGTATTCAGTAATACCACTATCTACAGTAATCATCATAGCACCTTGATCGCTGATCTTCATAGTCATGTCACCGCTCAAGTTAAGAATGCTTATTACTTGCTGAACAGGCCAACTCCATTCTTGTTTTAATTTTCCTACTACCTGTGATTGGAAAACAAAACTACCTGCGTGAGTACTAGCATCACCAAAGCTAAAAATTAGATCTTTATTTTCAACTTTCACCTTAAAGTGAGGTTCTTCATTGTGTACTTGTGACTGTAATTTCAGTCTTTGTGTACTATTAATACTAGGAGTAAATTCAATATCCCAGCTTGATCCTTTAAATTTGACGCTTTTCATTTTTTCATTAATAATTTGTGTACTCATAAACCTATAATCATTAACGAAGTCTTTTTCCTCATTTTCAAAATGAAGACCAGTTGGAATTTCCTCTCCATTGCGTTTGCTAATTACTACATCAATAGTGGCATTTTCTTTATACTCTGGACTCTTAAGTAATAGATTAAGCTTGTCTAGATTGGGCATACCAAATACGCCTTGAAAATCCACTACTGGATTATGTGTTCGAGCACTGAGTATGACACTACGGTCTTCTGCCAAGCTTTCAATAACAGTTTCGTTATCATCTCCTGTGACCTTGATTAAGGATAAAAATCCTAAACTGTGAGTATGTGTTACAATATCTGTTAATACATCTTTAATCATATAAATCTCCTTATTAAATTATATTTAGAAAAATAACAAAAGTCAAGCTTCAAATTCAAATAATTTGTTAAATGTGTTTGACTCTTGAGTGTTTACGATTTGCCATTTTAGTACACCAATAAGATTATCCAGTTTACTATCTATAATGGTGTTCTCCATAGCGGCATGATCAAATGGTAGATCTTTAAACCATTGGGGCAATCTTAGTTCATCTACTGGATAAGCTACGCTGGTAAAGTTCAAAGGGTTGGCTTTGAGCTTACAAACAACTACTTTCATACCATCCACAATTTGCATACTATACTTGTCACCGTTCATTCTACGCAGTGTATTCCAGTTAATAGCTGCTCTTACATGACCAGGCAAGTTAGCTTTACCCTGTTTGCGTTCTTTTTCTTCATAGTCAGTGATATTATTGGCACGCCGAGGACTACCTTTTTCCCAACCTGGTCTAGATTTAAAATTAAGTCTAAATTCGCTTATGTAATCTAGCACACTCTCCTCGTCGTGCCCGGTTAATACCATTTCTAATACTTTGCTTAAAAAGTCCTGTATAAATTCTGGAGTATCACTGCGCTTTAGATCCAAGCCCATGGCCTTGATCTTACCAGGTTTATCTTCTACATCCTGACGTTTGCCTTCTTTATCATAGTATAGTACAGCATAACGTTTTTTGGTAATAAATAATCCTTTACTGGCCACAAGTTCTCTACCTGCCTTGATCACTGCGCCTCTACTTTTAGGACAGTGAAAAGCCTGTAGCATAAACTCAGGAAATGATTTGTTTACTTCATCTGCTACGCCATCATATAGTTGTATAATAGTCTCTTTGGTCCAAGGAATTTGTCCCTTTTCTATTTCTTTTTGTAGTGTTCGATGTGCGCTAAAGTAGGCACTATCAGTATCACCATAAATTATACTACGACCAATGTGATCATAAGTGCCTGTGATCACTTCATTTATCTTAGCAGCCATGTGCTTGGCAATTTGCCTGCCACTAAGGGTAGTACTTTGACCAATGCGTTTATCAAAAAACCTACAGCCAGGATTAAGAATAGCACCATAAAGACTGTTGAGGTTAATTTTCTTAACCAACTGACGCTTATCCCAATATTCCTCATCAATTTTATTTCCAGCATTTATACTGTCCTTTAATTTGGCCTGCATTTCCTTACGTTCTTTGTACCAACGTTCTAGTAAGCCAGGGATAACACCTTCCTTTTCATAGCTAAAAATTGTACCATTAGCACTGAGCATCCATGATTGGTTACTTTCAAAGATTAATTTGTATGCTTCAGCAGCACTGACAATATCATTACTACCATCTTCCCAATCAATGACTATTTCAGTACCAATTTCCTTATTCATTACTGCGTCATATTCTATACTACCAAAACGTCCCTCCCAACTGCCGGCAAAGCTCTTACCTTTGGCCATTTGTTCCTGCATATAACTATCAGTCATTGTTTGACGCAATTGACCAATAATAGTTTCTGGACCCATGTTCAAGGCACGAATAGTTGACGGATATAGACTGTTAATATCCACACTGCCTATCCAATCATGTATACCTTCTTTGGGGTGAGCAACATAAGCACCTGCGGCAGCACCATCATCACGTTCAGCCATCTTAGTACGATTAGGTACTACTAGTCCTCTACGATGTGCCTCATTGATAATGGCCTGTTCTGTGACTGCCACAGCACCCATTGTAGTCTGTAGTAGTACAGTATTTTCGTGTGCTAGTGTATTAGCAAGATCAATAAATCTTAACTTACGATCTAGTTTATCTAACAAGGCCACGTCCTGTCTATTATATTCAATGAATGTGGCAAAGTCATTGTTGTAAAGTTGGTCTAATGTGCCTTCATAGACTGTTTTACGTTCGCCGATTTCCATTTCTCCGATAGCGTCCAACCTGTAGGTGTGCCTTTCTTCATAGGTGTACCTACGGTATAGTTCGAGGCTGTCGAGGTGTACTCGTCCCACCAAGTCATAGGTCGTGGCTGTTTTTCCAAACTTTTCATATTCCCTCCTTTTAGGATAGTGGTTCCATAGACAAAATCTGCGTGTATCATCTTTACTCAATGCTTTGGTCACACGATTCACAGTGTAGGGAATATCATAGCCCTCACTGTTCCAACCTGTAATAACATCAGCATCTTCAATCAAATGTAAGAAAGTGTCCAGCATTTCTGCTTCACTTTCAAAAAGTTGGGTATTAGGAAACTTAGCTACCAGTTCTTCTGCTTCACTTAGGCTCAATGTTTTAGGTGGTACTGCCAATGTGACCAATGTGTCCAGCCATTGTAAATGTACACTAATGGCAGTGATTGGCATAAAGGCATCATCTGGTGATGCATATCCACGTTCTGGATCAAAGTCTACTTCAATGTCAAAAAATGCTACATTGAGTTTTGGTGCTTCTGCGCTAATATATTGTTCGCTCAAGCAAACAAAAATTTGGTTAATATCTGCTTCGTAGATACGTTTATTTGAATTTATTTTAAGTTCTTTGTGAAAATCCTTTTGTGTTTTACAAATAGTTCTACTTACTGGTGTACCATATATACTGGTATATTTTCCCTTGGGATCCTCATAGTAAAAGATATACTTGGCGGGATAATCTATAAAGCGGCGTTGACCCTTGCGGTCACGCTCCACAACCTTGACAATATCATTGTCTCGGTCGAAATAAGCATCGACATACATAATACTCTCCTATGTGACTTCAGGCTCACAAATACCAAACTTGCGACTTATGGCTCGCCAACCTTACCAATATACTTTAATTATGCCTACGACATAGATTAAAGTAATAACTACCTGCATGGCTATCAAACTCCATTTGCGCCATATCCATCCTAATATTACCCACCCTAAGTTTCCAAAAAATAATACCCAAAGATTTAAAGGAAAAATATTGAAACTGGTTAATGCTACACCTGCTAGTAATACTATTGAACATAGCCATTCAAATACAGTAAGCATCAGATTTTTTTGGTAATATCCAAGATTGCTTCTACTTCTTTCCAATCATTATCGTAGTTGCTCCAATCACCCTTATGAGCAATCTTAATAGCACGATTGATAATGCTGGTTTTTACATTAAGTTCTTCTGCTACAGCCTTAACAGTTTCTTTCAAACCTTCTTGGAGATCTTCAATTTCACGTAATACAGTACTGCCTTCGTTAATAAGTTTTTCTAGTTTAGCCTTTTCTTCAGGCCCGTAAATTCTTGTTGACATAACAGCTCCTTGACCTGCTTATTATATATAATATTTAGGCCTAGAGCAAGAGTTTATGTTGCCGATAATGCTTGAAGACCTTTCATAGCTACAGCTACTCTTTGCTGTATATCTAGTGGAAGTGCTTTGAATGCTTCTTGATCTTTTTCATATATTAATATCACTGGTAGTGCTTGTTTTACTGCTTCTTGATCAGCATCTTCTAAATCTTCAATATCTGTAGAAGTAAATGTGTCATACAGTGCCTTGCCAATGTCCCAAGCAGTATATGCAGCCATACCTGTTCCTACCAAAGTAGCGGCAGGTCCTGATAATGCTGTTGCTGTTGCACGACCTGCTAGTTTTTTACCAATACCAGCAGCCCCACCCAATTTACCTACGAACTTATTCCAAAAGCTTGGTTTAGGTGCTGCTATATTTCTTTCAGCATTGGCCAATGTGCCTAACCTATTTCCTGGATTAACTGCTCTTTCTCTTTCTAATCTAGCTCTAGCTTCTTTCTTTTTTTGTTCTATTTCGTCTGGTGTAAGTGGTCGGTTATCGTCCCATGGATCAGGAGGAGCATTTCTATTAAGACTGCTATCAGGATTTTTCCACCAACTAGGCATTTCTTGTTCATTTGTGAGGTGTCGCCAAATAGATATTTGATCGTCAAGACTAAACTTGTTTATATTTTCTAATACATATTTTTTGGATGAGATTTCTTCTAGTTTAACTTGATATTTGGCCAATATTGCTTCAATAGTGCTCAAAGCTTTTACAAGATCTGGTGGAGCACTAGATGAAGCCGCTGCACCTTGACCAGTAGGACTAGTGCTTTGACCAGCTTGTCTTGCCTTACCTGATCCTGGAGGAGCATCCTGTATCTTAGCTGCTTCTGGATGTTTAGCAGCGATCTCTGGAAACTGAGCCATAGCAGCTCTAGTATATTTGCCCATAAGACCATCTACACCATCATTTTCAAATGGACCAAGATCAGCACCTGCTGCCTTGAGATCTTTCTGTAGAGCTGCTACTTTTGCATTAGGAGATTTTGGATCTTCTCCATAAAATCCACCAGGCTGTGCGTCTGCATCTGTGCTGGTAGTATC